ACGACCGAGTACGACCACGCCACGCATTCTGAGGTGGTGGAGAAGGTCGCGGCGGCGATGGGCCCGCATGGCCTCTCATTCCGCTGGAACGTCGAACAGAAGGAAGGGCTGATCAAGGTCACCTGCATCGTCACTCACCGGCTGGGCCATTCCGATTCCGTATCGCTCACCGCCGCGCCCGATGACTCTGGGAAAAAGAGCCCGATCCAGCAAGTGGCATCGACCATCACGCTGCTCCAGCGCTATACGCTGATCGCCGCCACCGGCATGACCGCCGCCGATCTGCCGGACGCCGACGACCGCACCGAGGAGCATGGGGGATCTGGTGCGTCGGAACTGATCACAGAGAAGCAAGTCGCCGACCTTCGCGCGCTGCTCACCGAGATCAACACGAATGAGCCGTCATTCCTTCGCGTGATCAAGGTCGACAAACTGGAAAACGTGCTGGCCTCCTCCTATCCGATGGTGCTGGGATTGCTCGAAGCGAAAAGGAAAAACCAGTGAATCAGCTGGAAGTTTTCAACTGCGTCCAAGGTAGCCCTGAATGGTTTGCATGCCGCCGTGGGATACCGACCGCATCAGAACTGAGTACGGTGATGGCGGAGGGCCGCACCAAAGGCTCGCCGTCCGTCACGCGGCGCAAGTACATGCTCACCCTCATCGGCGAGATCATGACCGAGGAGTGCGTCGAGGGGTATTCCAACGATCATATGGACCGCGGCAAGACCATGGAGGATGACGCGCGCGCCATGTGGGCGTTCATGACCGATCAGGAACCGACCGCCGTGGGGTTCCTACGCCGGGGCCGCGTGGGCGCCTCCCCGGATAGCCTGGTGGGCACCGATGGACTGCTGGAGATCAAAACGAAGCTGCCGCACCTGCAATTGGAATGCATCCTGCAGAACCGCTTGCCCCCGGAGCACGTAGCGCAATGCCAGGGGCAGCTGTGGGTGTCCGGCCGGCAATGGCTCGACTTCGTGAGCTTCTGGCCGAAGCTTCCGCTGTTCCGCGTGCGCGTGGAGCGGGACGAGCCGTACATCGCGAAACTCAAGGTGGCCGTGGATGACTTCCTGGCCGAAATGGATCAATTGATCGTGAAACTAAGGGGATGACATGAGCACTGAACTGGTTCATATCCAGCGCGCCGTCGCTGAGTTTGACCGCGTCGAGGCCGGCCTTGCCGCGCTGCGCGCAAAGCACGGGGGTGTCCTATTCGACGTGGCCACCACCACCGGCATGGAGGCTGCCAAAGAAGCCCGCCGTGAGATCCGGGAGCCCCGGCTTGAGGTGGAGAAGATCAGGAAGGAAGCGAAGGCCCCCTTGCTCAAGCTGGGCCGTGACCTGGACGCGACCGCCGCGCGCATCACCAAAGAACTTGAAAAAATAGAGGATCCCATACACCAGCAGATCAAGGCGCACGAGGACCGCAAGGAAGCCGAGCGCCAGGCGCGGATCGCCGCCGAGGCCGCCCGGGTAAAGGCCATCCAGGAGCGCATCGCAGAACTGCATGGCTGCATGACGCTGACCGCCAGCAGCGGCGCTGCGCGGATTGCCGATCACATCAGCGACCTGGAGGCCATCGCCGTGGATGCGACCTTTGAGGAGTTCCAGGATCATGCGGCCGGGGTGAAGGAAGCCGCCATGAAGCGCCTGGGCGCGCTCTGGAGCGCTGCCCGCGAGCACGAGGCCGCCCAGAAGAAACTGGAGGAGGAGCGCGCCGAATTGGCCCGCCAGCGCGCTGAGCAGGCCGCACGGGACGAGGCTGAGCGCGAGAGGTTGGCTCAGGAGGCCGCCGCGAACAAGGCCCGCCGGGACGCCGAGGAAGCCGAACATGCCCGCCGCCGGGAGGCTGAGCGCAAGGCCGATGCCGACCGTCGCGCTGAGCTCGATCGGGAGGAAACCGCAGCCGCAGATCGCCGCCGTCAGGAGGAGGAGCGGGTCGCCCGCAATGAGAACGCGCTGGCTGAGATCCAGGCCATGCACCACCAGCTGGTGATCGCCGAGATTGGCCGGCGACCGTATTGCAAGGGGGGGGATGTGGCGAGCGTCGACTGGCTCCTGGCTGAGACCGAGAAATGGCCGGTGACCGAGGAGCATTTTGGGGTGCTGTTCACTGCCGCCAAGGGGGCCAAGGAAGGCGTGCTCGCGGGGCTCCGCGCCAAGCGCGAGGAGTTCGCCGCGCATGAGGCTCGCGAGGAGGCGCGCAAGGCTCAGGAGTCAACGCTGGTTCTCGTGCGAGATGAGACAGTCAGCGCACCCGAAAAGATTGCCGCCGTGCTCAGCATCCCGGTCGCGCTCGCACCGATCAACCCGCCGCTGGTCATCACCGAGCACCAGGCCCGCCAGATTGTGGCCGCCTTTGGGGGCGAGGAAGGCGAGATCGCGCTGGGCGAGTTCACCGAGTCCGCCGATCCCGACACGGGCGAGATCCTGCCGGCGGGCCTTTATGCCTGGTTCCCGGACTGCCCGGAAGAAGGTCGGATTTTCCTCGAGCCGAAGTGGGTGCAGTGATGGCACAGGAATATGACAACACCGACAGGGGCACCCTCTGGAAGAATGACGACAAGCGGGAGGGGCACAAAGATCCCGATTACCGAGGCTCGATCAACATCGGGGGCCAGGAGCGATGGCTGGATTGCTGGATTACTGAAATCAAGCGAGGCGAAAAAGCCGGCCGCAAGTTCCTATCGCTCAAGCTGGGGAAGCCGAAGCTTCCTCGAGGTGGCACCACCGACAGCGCGCCGCGCCGATCTGCGAAGGATTGGGACGGTTTTTAACCCATGCCGAAGTCAGAGGTATTCCGTTTTCCGAAACTGATGTCACGCGACGATCAGCTGGCCGCGCTGGTCCGGCTGATTCACAAGTTGCCGACCGACAAGGCTTGGAAAGTGGAAGTGAGCGAGGCCAAGAGTCCGCGAAGCCTCGCGCAAAATAGTTTCCTAAATGGTGTTTGCTACAAACTCCTGGGCGATGCCATTGGCTACGAGCGCGAAGAAGTCAGCGAGTATTGCTGTGGGCTTTATTTTGGCTGGCGCGATAAGCGGGTTCCAAAAAAGCCGAGTTGTCCTGATGGCATTGAAAGCGTGCCGATTCGCACGACGACGACAGATGCGGAAGGGCACCGGTCGGTACTTGGCAAATTGGAGTTCGCTGATTACGTCGCATTTTTGCAGCGCTTCGGCGCATCAAAAGGGATTCACATACCGGACCCGGACCCGGACTACGCGCTGCATCGAGACGAGGAGGATGCGCCTTGAACAAGGCCGCGCAGCGCCGGGTTGATGCGTTCCGCCGAGTGGGATGCATCGCGTGCCGGCTCATGGGGCATTTCACCGATCAATATGACGTGCATCATTTGGTCGACAAAGGCACGCGCGAGCTATCCGGGGGCGACCTGGCCACCATTCCGCTCTGTCTTTGGCATCACCGGGGGCAGAGCCCGATCTCCGGCGTGGCCGACGCGACCGAGCTATATGGGCCGTCGCTCAAGCACAACAAAAAGCTGTTCGTTGAACGGTATGGCAGCGAGCGGGAATTGCTGGAAAAAGTAAATGCCTTGCTGGTCACCATTCAAAACTTGAAGGGGACGTTATGATTTACGCATTGATCATGTGCGCCTATGTGGGCTTGCCTTACGAATCCTGCGAGGTCTATCCGCAAGACAGCCCAGTGATCTATAAAACTCTGGAAGAGTGCAAGTATTACGAGCGGCTGATGAAGATGGCGTTTCCGCCACATAACCCGGCGCGCATTACTGTCGAGTGCCGTGGCAAACAGCTTCCACAGTGGGAGCCCGTCCGATGATTTTGGGCCCCTTTGCGCTGTTCCTGATTCTGTTCTTCTGCAGCCGGCTATTCCGCAAGATGCTGGCGGGGCTGGTCATACTGTTTGTGGCCGCCATTCTTTTGTTCAACTGCACGCACTAGGAGATAACAAATGACCTTCGCTGTTCCGCAAGTCGTTCGCCACAAAGCCACCGGGAATCTGCTGATCACCGTGGAGCGCTATCTGAAAAATCAATATCACGAGGCGGGCTACCGCTGCGCCCCCATCGACAATCGCTACTCGACGCAGGGCTACAAGGACGATGAACTCGAGCCTGCGCCGCCGCGCAAGCCGGGGGGCTTCGATCTGAAAACCGAAATCACGCCGCGCATCCAGGGCGCTCTGCCGTGGGAGCACATCGAGCCGGCGGATCTGAATCTGATGCTTT